ATGAACCCATTGGTAGGTAATTCGTATTACAAACTGTTTCCCAATAGTTGTCAACTATTTGCTATTTGTTGCTCCTGTTGCAAGAACGGGTTGTCTGACCTGTTAACCTCACGTTCCGCAAACGCGGCTACTTGAGCCTGTTCCGCATCCTTCTCGGCTATAACTTGACGTAGCTCGCCAATGTCCATCCGCTTTAAGAGCATCTTGGTCACCGCGTCTAGCTCGGCCTTATTCTGATTGGCCTGAGAGTTCATAATCTGCTGGTTGACCTTGGCCTCGTTGATGGTGTCGGTGTTGTACGCCCGAGAGGTGACATCCATGAGCTTACGCTTGGTCTCGCCCTCTTGTTTCATCATCTCAACGTCACTCCGGTACTGCTTCTCAAGCTCCATAGCCGCAATCATCTGTTGCATATCGGCAATCTGCTTCTGGGCTTGCATGAGTTGCATCTGGATTTGTGGCGGGATCTCGGACTTCTCGTCAATCTGTGCCAGCGGGTTGTTAGCCGCCAAACGGTCTGCAATGACCTCGGCTCCCGGAAAGTCCATGTTGCGGAACACCAAGTCACCCGCAAGGTTAAAGAGTTCCTGATTGGTGGAGATCATGGGCATCATGGCCTCAACAGCCTCCTGACGCTTGCTCTGGTAGCCGGGGCCGGTGTCCATGTAGACATCATATTCACCCACGGTTACGTCATTAAGAACCTTTTCCACGCCCATCTCGTCCTGAGTGCGTTGGTTCAGGGTAACCATTTCGGGCTTCCCATCGTAGCCAATGATCCGCAGAACTCGTTCCCGGTCGTAAATCTTGGGAATCAGGTCAAGGATGATCCGACCCGTGTGCTTCATAGAACGAACAAGGTTGTCGTAGTAGTGGAAGTTGGTCATGTCCTGTTGCATCTGCTGACCACGGATGGCCTTGCCAGACATATTGCCTTGGGGCAACTGGGACGGATCAAAGATACCGACTACTGACTGTAAGTCCTTATCGATGGACATCGCAGCCGCAATAACACCGGCGGGCGGTGGTTCGGGCTGGAGACGCTGTGGGGCTGGAGCCTCTTTTCCATTGATGTCAGTCTGCTTGTAGCGCAAGACCGGCATGGACTTGATGTTAGCTTGCGCCCACTCGTTCTCATGGCCTTCGTCCTGACCTTCCGCAAGGAGCCACTTGGCCTTGGGGGCCAAAGCGATGCTTTCTGTAAGACTTGTCTGCCAGTAGTTGTACATACGTTGAGCGTCCTTGGCGTTCCGGACTAGCCCGTACTTCTTGCGCTTGTCCTCGACCGTGAGCTGCTGACCGTAGACCGGAACCACGGGGATGTAACGCCCTGACCAATCGCGCTCCTCAAGGATCTCTAAGCCTGTGAGCTTGCACCACTTGATCTGCTTACGCATGGTCTCGCGCTCGCCAACCACCATAATCCCTGCCGCAGCTAGGATCTCAGGGCTTGGAGCCTCGTCCTTGTAAACCTTTGTGCCGTCAGAAAGCAACAGTAACTTGGTCTTTTTGCGCTCAACGTAGAAGTATTCAGCTACGCGGATGTCCTCTTTCTGTACCCAATCTGGGTCAAAGTCACCCGTCCCGCGCTGGTTGAAGTCACCGCCGTCATCGGCTCCGGGGTACTGAACCTTAAAGTCATCCTTGGACATCAGGGTAGTAATCAAGACCTTCTCAGCGTCTGAGCCGTCAGGCTGGATGGAGTTGGGGTCAAAGTAGACTGAGAACGGATTGTCGATAGGACGGATGTAGATTTCCTGATCGAAGGAGTCCTCACGGACGTAGTCAGTAATGACCCGCCAGTAGCCCCAGCCAATCCGCACCGCGTACTCACCAGCCGTATCGTAGGCCGTGTCCGCGTCTGAGTTGACTTCTATGTGCTTGAATATTCCGGTGATGACATCCGCAACCTTGGCGTTGGCCTCGGAGTTCATGGAGTGAGCCCGCATCCGGGGGCGGGACTGACGCATCTGGTTGACTATCTGCCTGACGTAAGCGTCTAGCTTATTGATAGTCAGACACGGTCTAGCCTCAAGGTGTCGGGAGTTCTGAACCTCGATGGGCCATTGGTCACCAGAGGAAAACTTTAGGTCATCAAGACCCTTTTGCCGGTTTTCGGTGTCTGCCTCGTTAGAAAATTTGAGAAAGTCTATGGCTTCCTGTATGCGGGAATCCGCAGGGATAGCACTCGGAACGTCTACTTTTGCCATGTTTTAGCCCATCCATGAGCCCGGAGATCCGCGTCATGGGGTAACCAGATGGTGTCGTAAACGTAGCCCAAGGACTGAAGCTGGGCCAAGTAGTAGCTCATGGTCTTTTGGTTGTCCTCCAAATAGCGGATCAACCGGATCTCAAAGCCTATGAACTGAACGAACCAGATAGCCGTGTTGTCTGCCCAGCCCAAGTCAAATACCGCGTGGACGGGCTTGATAGCATCGTAGGGGACTTTAGTGATCCGACCGTCCATCTCTGCCATGTTCATCTCTTGGGCAAAAACCGCCCCGTCTACTGTCCTACGACATAAGCCTTCCCAGACGTTTAGGTAGGCGTTGTGGTCGTGGATCTCAAGGTTCTCTTTTTCCTCCCGCAGGGTTTGGGGAAACCACGGGTTATCGCGCCAAGTAATCTTTTGGACTATCGCGTTCTCAGGCGGGCTTATAACAAAACGCTGGTAGGTTTCGTCAGTCTCCAGCTCCGGGTTAAAGGTGACCCATATCTCTGAGTTGTCCCTACGGATGGTTGGGATCAGGACGTTCCAGCTAGTCTTGGAGATGGTCTGGGCTTCCTCGCACCAGCAGATGTCTACGCCCTCAAAAGACTTGATAGACATGATGTTGTTTTTCAGCCCCGCAAAAAAGAACTCGGTTCCGTTCTTGCCCTTGATCGAGGTGTTCGTTACCTCGTAGAACTCAGCGAGCCCCAATTGCTCAATCTGGTCGGCTAGTAGCTTATGGACTGAGTCCTTAATTGACACCTGAAACTCACGGGCGCAGAGAATCCGGAGGGGGTCTTTGGCTCCCTTGATCAGTAGGGCTCTGGCTACTCCCCAAGACTTCGCTCCCCCTCGGCCTCCGTAGAGAACCTTATAACGCTTGGGCTCAAACAGGCACGCAAGTTTTACCGGGAACTCTGCCTTGGCTACCGCCTGTTCCAGCAGCTCGCGGTCAGACATCTATGGTTTCTGGCGGTTTGATGAACGTGACCTGAATGGCGTTCAGTATCGGTGAGCCGTCCGCGTTTTCCATTTGGTTAATCTGGATCGCCTTGCCGTCTAGTCTGTCTATAACTTCCTTGACAGCCCAAGCCTCCCCAATCTCAGCCGCAGTCAGCAGCGTCTCTACTATCCTTGGTAGTCTCTGAGGGTTCTGTACCAACGCTTTACGCAAAGCATCATGGAACATCTTCCCCTTTACAGCATTTGTATTACCTATCGGTGCGGCCATATTGATTAACTCAATCTATAAGTTCCTGACACGGAATTAGGATTGTGAACTGTTTGTGTTGTACTTGCAACCTTTTTGTAGTAACCTGTTTATCCACTTTTGGAGGTTCTATGAAAATGCCTGTCTTTGGTTTCTTCCTTATTGATGACAAGACCGTGTTTCGCACAAGTAAAGAATTCGCTAACCTTCCTGACCTTCAAAAGCTCCAGAGCCTGAACGCAGCTATGGATCTAATCATGGAACAGACCAGCTCCATCATTATTTCCCTTGAGGTGCAGAAAGAAAACGCATTAGGGGATCATCCACGGGCGCATTAGAGCCTAAAAACTGCATCATTGGGTCTGCGTTATAACCAGTTCCAAACTGGGTGTAGGCAAAGGTCTCGTCACGGGGAACATCTAGCCCGTATGGGTTCATCAACTCTGGCTTCCCCGGCCTTCCGTTCTCATATATGGTTTTCTCATATTGTTCCGCAAACGGGTAATTAGCCCGTCTCTCGTCCATTGAGAGCTTCTCTCTCGCTTGAGTTAGCCTTGATTCAGCCTCGCCCGCAAGCCTTCGGTAAGCCTCAACGTCAGTCATTTCGTTCAATAATTTTTGTTTCTGACCCAATCTTGAAAATTCTTGAGCCGCCTCGTCTGTCTTTTTGATCTGTGTCATTGCCCGCCTTTGGGCGTTTTTGGCATCGCGCACGTTATCAAAAGGCAATTTTGCGTACCGAGGGTCGGTCATTACGTTCTGTTGGCGTATGTAATCCGCAGCCCCTTGGAACCAAGCGTCCCGCGCTGGCCCCGGCTTCTTGGGTTGTGGCCCAGCTTCACGCCGGTAATCATCGCCGTATTTATACCAATCTTGTAACTTATAAACAGTTCTTGGTTTGATGTTTGACCGGTTCGCAAGTTCGCCGAGCCTGACCATGTACTCAGACCGAGCCGCTTCCCCATACTTTTCCCAGTAATTCCGATTGCGAGTAAAGGGTTCAACTAACGGGGAAACCTCAGACTTAATTTGCGCCGCAGCAATAGCTTTCGCAGAGTCTGGGCTACCACCCCTTCCCCAGTTTTCAACATCTTGGATTGCGTGTTGGACTTCGTGCAAAAGGGTTGATCTGGATTGGTCATCTGTTATTTCAGAGCCTCCAGTTGTCACCAATTTCTTTTGTGGGTCGTATCTACCGCGCACCCCACCGATAGATTGTTCTTTCGCAATCTGCAAGTTACCGACTAAGTTTGGGTAAGCTTCCTCTAATTCTGGGTGCTGGAAAGCCGTTGTCAGGCGTACTGATTTTGGTTGATCCATGTACTTCTCGCGAGCTACTTGGTATAGCTCATCAAACTTAGCCTCTCCTAATTGGCCTCTAACCGATAAATTTGGATCTAATTTTAAATTTTGCGCCGCAATCTCATCCATGAATATCGTTTGCAAATCTTTTGTAGACGGGACTTTAGCCATATCCAGATTTGCGCCAACGTCAGGGATTTCTTGCCGCCATTCCTTGTCCAAACCCCTCGCGGTCATGGTTTGCTTCCAGATTTCCGGTTTGCTGACCCCCGCCTTTTCCAGCTCTATGGCAGTCTTTAGGGCTTCTTTGTTGAACGCTGGGGACTTCGGCCCAATGAACATTCCTAATGAGCCAGCCGGTACACCACCGCTGGTCGCAAGACCGCCTCCAAACACATTCAGCGCCGTGTTCAGGGCTTCTTCCTCGTCCAGAACCTCACCCCGCGCTGCTCGTCCGGGTGCTTTGATCGCACGAATAAAGTCGTATAAAACCTTGGGGGCAATGACATCAGGCATAAAGCCCTTCTTGCCCTCAAACATAACGGAGTTCTGCATCTCAGGGCTAACACCATAGTCAGACCCCAAGCTACCCCGCATCCGGGGCATCAAGGCTAGACGCTCTACCTTCGGGTCAAGGTTAAATAGCTCCGAAAGCGTAGGCATTACTTCTTACCTTTAGTACCCTTTTTGGCTTCCCGTTTCACAGAATAAGCTATCGCAACCGCCTGTTTGACCGGTTTGCCAGCCTTGACCTCGGTCTTGATGTTCTGCTTGAACGCCTTATCTGACATGGATTTCTTTAGCATTATTTCTTC